GTGACCCACATTGATCGATCCCTAAAAACTGGGCCGGACCTGCGACGATACCTTACGACAGATCAACGGAAGGCCATTGCCTTGACCTCGGTCTTCTCTGTTCTGCTTGCTTTGTTCGCTTTCCCGCATTGCATCCGAAGTGAGCAGGGCGCAGGTTCCACCGCGCTGTCGGATGCCCGCCGTACTGGAGGTCGGTGATGTGATCCACGCTCGGACCAAGCGGATGGTTGCGCCGCAACCCGAACAGGATCGGACCGCGCGCACCATGGCAGATCTCGCACACCGACCCGGGCGGGCAGACCTCCTCGACCAACACCCGCCACGCACGACCATGCCGGCCGCGCCTGGGATCCCACTCGTCGAGCGCCATCGCGTGCCCTCCAGCCCGACACGGTGCGCGGCGCCGCGCTGGCCACGTGGCATCCGCGGAGACCGCGGTGTGCACGTCGCTGCCTGCCGGTGGTGTCCGGTCCGGTGCACGAGCTGGAGGTGATGAGGAGGGCTGGCGACGTCGGACCGCTCGACGTTCGACGGCCCCCAGGGAGAGCCCGCCAGCCCATGCACCCGGCTAGGGGGGGCGGGGCGGTCTGCATCCCCGGGCAACTGCCTGACCCCGGGGAAGCACGAAGGCCCAGCCGACTGGCCGGGCCTGTTCGTAGAGACACGAGTCCCTACGTCCGTGACAGTACATGCTGCCCGACCGCGAGCGCCGTCATTGCGCCTGTCGCCCGGCGCGTCGTGTAGCGGGGTGTCAGTGACACCCGTCGATGAACTCGCGCATCTTCTGCGCAGTGGCGAGGTGGCCGTTCATCATCAGCATCATGCCGAGCTCCAGTGCGGCGTGGTCCTCGGTCTCGGGGTGCTTGCGGAGGGCGGAGACCAGCGAGGTGAACGCGTTGATCAGGTCGCCCTGCTCGACGTACCGCTGCGCCCTGGACTTGCACCAGGCAAGGTGGTCTGCGCGGGTATCGCGCTCCGTGGTGGTCACGATCGGATGCTCCTTCGGCTGGGTCGAGCGAGTGATACTAGGCGCTATGCCACGTTCGGCGGCGCGTCGAAGATGTGCCATACGAACGGGCCGTCCTGCACGGTGGCGACGTGTGCGCCGACGTCGGGCAGCGGGTGGCCAGTACCTCGCAGGATGAACCGGCGCTTGACCAGGGGCGCAGCGGGGTCAACTACGGCCCACACGGTCACCTGTCCAGCGTCCGAGTCGATGTCAGCGTGGATCGGCCGAGCGCCCTGGGGCATCCAGGTCTCGGGCGAATCTCCGAACGCGAGCATGAACTTCCAGATGGTCTTCACACCTCGTCCTCTCGTGGCATAGCGGGCACTAGCTGGCGCGCGCTGAGTAGCCGTAGGTCCCCGACGAGGTCGGGTCCAGTCGCACCCGCTGCCCGGGCCGCTTCCCGCCGTACATCCCGAAGCGCTCCTTTCCGGGCATCCCGCGTTCGTCGTCCAGAGTCGCGGTGAGGCAGAACTCGATCGCCGGACAGACGTCGCAGAACTTCTTCGCGAGCTCGTACTTGAGGACACCCTCGGCCCGGCGCGGACCGGGGAAGAACGTCTCGGGGTCAGCGCCGCTGCACGCCGCACGGGAGCGCCACGTCTCGACTGTGACCGGCACTACCACGATGGCCGGCTTCGGCGTAGGCACAGGCGGGGGGGGGGGGCACCCTGGCCGCGTTCTGGTAGCGCGAGCGTTGCCAGAGCACCTGCGCTGCGATCTCCGCCAAGCGTCGTGGGGTCATTGGTATTGGCGCGGTGCGGGCATTGGCCTCTGCTAGATCGATCCGCTTGCGGCAACGACCGCAGCACGTCTTCGACGCGACACGAACCGTTCCAGGGTGTTCTGCGCGGGGCTGGTTGATGCGGCGCATCGGCTGAGCGCAGTGGATGCAGACCGGGTAGGCGGCCATGTCAGATCGTGCCGTGGTACCCGAAGTCGGGCAGGACGTTGCGTCCGTCCGGGCGTCCCCACAGGTGCAGGACGTGCGCGGAGAGGTTGATGTGCTTGGCGGGCGGGGCGAACACCTGGAACGCGTACCCGTTCGGCCACACGGCGTGGTGCAGCAGGACGAGGTCCGCGTAGTCGGGCATCCGGTCCCGGCGGCTGATCGACGCGTGCCACCAGTTGCCGCCCGCGTGGTCGAACCCGCCGGCGCTGGGCGCGGGTCCGCAGGACACGATCACCGAGGCGTGGCCAGAGGCCAGCGCCGGCGGGCTGATGAACGCCCACCCGTCGTCGCCGTGCTCGAGCGGGGGACTGAACAGGTCCCGGCCGAGGCGGTTGCGGATGCCGAGCGGGTCGAACGACGTGCTCATGGTTCTCCTTCGGGGTGGGGGCACAGCGGGGCCACGGCTCACCAGGTGACCGACCGGCGGTCGAAGGCCGCCAGGATGATGGGTTCGGCCGTCATGATCCGGAAGTGGTTGCCGAGGACGCCGATCGTCATCTCGTCCCAGGCCGCGCCGCACGCGACGCACACCGCGGTGAGGGGTTCGGCGCGCAGCCGGATCGTGCCCCGCCGGTCGCAGGCCGGGCACGGCACGAAGGGGCGCGCCGCTGGGGAGTCCCACGTCGTGGTGACCCGGGCCCGCGCCCACCAGCGGAGCACGAACTCGTCGAGGGTCCGCCGGTCGTCGGCGCGCAGGGTCGGGGCGCGAGCGACGAGGAACGCCAGGTGCTGGTCGACGCCGCCTGGGACGAGGTGGTGCAGGATCGAGCGGACGAACGACGCCGCCTCCCGCTCGATCGAGGCCAGGGTGTCCAGCGCCTCGACGCGGATCGCCGGCTTGGACTCGTAGCCCGGTGCGCCCGACGCCGGACCTGACGTCCCCGAGACCGCGAGCTCCAGCTGCTCGAGCAGGGACGGGTGCTCCACGACGTGTGGCCGCGGCTCCAGGCGCAGACGGTCCTCGCTGAGTACCCATGCCGTGACGTGGGTCGTGGATGGTTCGCGCAGGGCTGCGACCCGGTCCTCGATCCGCTCGCACACCACCTGCTGCAGCGTCCGTTCGTCGAGGCGGTGCTGGGTGCTGGTCATCAGGTGTCCCCTCGAGCGGCGGTGGTGGAGTGACCGCCCCGGCGACCACGACGACGACGAGCGGGCGGCGGCGGCGCGGCGCTGCGAGCCGGCGCGCCCCTACCCGAGACAGACCCGTCCCGACCCGACCCGACCCGACCCGGCACATCCAGATCCAGCACACCTGTCACCTGCGGGAATCTGACCGGACCTGACCCGGACCTGACCGGGATCTGACCGGGATCTGCCGGACGGCGCGGGCGTGCCGGGTCCGGGGGCGCCGGTTTGGCCCGCCGCGGGGTCGGGACGCCACCGGGTCGCGTCGCCGTCGCGGGTCGCACACCACAGGGTGCGGGGTCCGCGCCAGGCGCCGGCGTACCGGGCTTGACGTCCAGCTGGTCGTCGACCAGCGGGGGAGGGGTGAGGTGGTACTGAGCGAGGATCTCGTGGTGCCCGTTCAGCCACTCGCGCGTCGAGCGGTGGTAGTACGGCACCACCGGCGGCTCGAGGAGCGGCAACCTGGCATCAGCCAGCGGGACCGGTTCGTTGCCCCGCTGGGCGTTGCACGACCCGCACGAGACGACGGACGTCTCGGCGGACCCGGGTTGGCCCGGCGGTCGGTGGTCGTAGGTGCCGGCGAGCTTGCCCTTGCGGATCCCGAGGAACCGGACCACCTTCGCGCAGTAGCGGCACGCGTCGCCGTCCCGCAGGCGCACCAGCACGGTGATGTGCGGGTTGCCGTTGTCCTCCTTCCGTTGCTTCTCCCACGCGAGCTCCTCGGCTGTCTTGAGGTGCCAGAACTCCGGGTCGTCGAGCAGCTTGTAGACCCGGTGCCCGTCGCGGGCGTCGGCGTCGACGAGCAGCCCCGTGAACACGCACAGGGCGATCAGGCGGTCGGTGTTCTCCCGGGTGCCACCGACCTGCCACGCGGTCCCGTAGCCCACCAGGTAGTCGGTGGTGTGCTGCGCGGACAGGCCCGCGAGGCGCGCGAAGAACCCGTACACCTCGTTCAGCGTGCGGTCGTCGGCGAGCTCGTGCTCCATGACCGCAAGCAGGCGCGGATCCATCGGCGCTGTGTCGCTGACGCGTGCCCAGACCATGCGTGTGTCCCCCCTCGCTCGTTCAGATCACCACCCAGTCGCAACGGGGCATCAGGGGTCACCTCCGCCCGCGGGGTCGCACGCGGGATGCGTGCGGTAGGAGGGATCGCGGGCGGCCAGGACGCCGTCCATCGGCTGGCAGCACGCCGCGCACCGCGGTCCCTCGGCGCGGCGCTTGCCCGACGTGGCCGGGCACGAGCGTGAGTGCTGGCGGTACAGCGGCTCGTCCTCAGGCGGGGACTCGTGCCCCGCGATGACGACGGCGCGCTGGCCGGCCGGAGTCGTCTTCGGCCACACCCGCCCGTCCGGGTGCGGGAACGGGTCGATCGCGAGCCGATTGCCCGCCGCGGTGATCACGACCCGCACCGCGTGACCGCAGTCCGCGCAGGTCGACGCACCCGGCACGGTCCGCTCAGCAGCCTCGAGCAACCCCAACGCGCGCTCCCACGTCTCCACCGACGGGGCCGCCGTGATTCCCGCGACCTTGCGGATCCGCTTGCGGCGCTCCGCGCCAGCGAACGTCCCACCGGCCATCGTCAGCTCGTACACGCGCACGCCCAGGGACGCCGCGGCCGCCGCGAGCGCCGTGGCCTTCCGCTCACGGTTCGCGGCAGCTGTCGGGGTGTGCGCGAAGTGGTCCTGCGCGCCGGCGGCGCTCATGAGGTCGCCTCGTCGGCGGCCGCGATGGGGGCCGCGGGTTGTTCGCCGACGAGGGGGGCGAGGTGTTCGGCCCAGGAGTCGCGCCAGGTCTGGACCTTCGCGTCGGTCTTGTGGGCGTCTGGGTCGTCGAGGCCTTCGGTGAGGGTCAGGACGCCGATGAATCGGGGGCCCGCGAGGATCACGAGGCCGCGGGGGGTGGAGGTGTGGCGGATCACGAGGGGCGCGCCGAAGACCTTCGCGGCGGCCACGAACCGGGCCATGAGGGTCGATGACGCGCGGGCGTCGTGGCCGGTGGGGTGGGAGTCGAGCAGGAACCGGCGGATGAACCGCGGGACGTCGGGGTAGGTGTCGACGGCGACCTGCACGATCCGCGGGACGGTGAGCGCCTTGCCCTCCATGAATGCGCCGGCCTCGGTCCACGTCACGGCCTCGTCGGTGATGTCGACGCGGAGCGACTCGTCGTCCCACATCGCCCGCTCGTCGCGCCCCGAGGGGGGCTTGAACACCGCGAGGACGTCATGGACCGACTCGAGGGGCAGATCGACGACGGGCAGCTCGTCGGTCTGAAGGTCGTGGACGGCGACCGCGGCGACGCCCGCGGAGTACCCGTCGATCGCGGACACCACGGCCATCGATGAGGACGCGACGGCGATCCGGATCCGCCCGAACGTGTCGTCGTCGTCCCGACCCGCGTGGGCGAGGCAGGCCGCGAGCGCGGGGCGCAGGTCGCCGCGGCGGAGCATGACCGACGTCATGAGGGGATCCCTCCGGTGTCGCCGAGGGTTGGCCGGTCAGGGACGTTGTCGAACATGTGTTCGATGTGGTGGGAGTGCGTGGGCGCGGGCATCATGCGGCCTGTGTGGGTCGGGTGCGGCGGCGGAGACCGCGGCGCTCGGCCTCGGTGGTTCCGCCCCAGACGCCCTGCAGGTGGCGGGTCATGGCGTAGGCCAGGCATCCGGCGACGTAGGGGCAGGTGCGGCACTCGGCCTTCGGGCCGGCGGCCGCGGCCCGGGAGGTGGGGGTGGATCCGTCGCCGTCGGGGAACCACCACTCCGGGTCGACGGCGCAGGGCTGGGTGCCGTCCATCTCGGGCAGGGGGACGACGTCGAAGACCACGGTCTGGCGGGTGGGGCGCGGGGGCATGCGTCGGGGGCTGCGCCGGCGCAGCGGGGTGCCGGCCGGGGGGTCCGCGAGGAGGTCGCGGGTCATCGGTCCACGCCCGCCTCGTCGGGGCCGGCGTTCGCGGCCGCGGTGGGTGGGGTGAGGGCGGCGCGCTCGACGTCGGAGACGGGGTAGCCGAGCTGCTCGAGCAGGCCGTACCACGCGATGGTCTCGGGGTTGGTGTGCCACCCGTTGCGGTAGTCGCGCAGGGACCGGAGCCTGGTGCCCCACTGCCCGACGCCGTGGTCGTCGGGCTGGTCCTCGAACTGCGCCGCGGCGACCGCGAGGACCGGGTACGCGGGCACGACCGAGTCGACCCAGCTCGTGAGGTCTCCGTCCCACCCGGACAGGGCCACCCACTGGCCTACGAGCTCCTCGCGCTCGCCGCCGAAGTAGCCGGTCAGGGCGGCGAACCGCGCGACCCACGTCAGGACCCACTCCGACTGGGCGTGGGTCAGCGGGTGGGCGCCGGACAGGATCCCGGTGAGGAACTCCCCGCGCAGGCGTGACGCCGCGGTGAGGGTCTCGGCGTCGGCGGTATCGGCGATCCCCTGGGCGTGGTTCTCGTCGGCGTGGTTGTCCGCGGCCGCGGTGGCGGGCGCGTCGTCGGCGCCGGCCGGGCGGTACAACGTCCACGACCGCTGGCCCTCGGAGGGCGAGGCGATCGACCCCGCCGGCAGGTCCTTCAGGGCCGTGGCCTTCACGCTCATGCCGAACGTCTGCGGCCCGAATACCCCGGCGTGCACCCAGTTCGGGTCGCTGCGCTCGACGTGGATGACCTCGATGCCCAGCGCGGTGAAGGCTTTGACGCACTTGGCGGCCGCGAGGTCCAGCTGGCGGGACCGCTCGGCCTGTTCGAGGTGCCACCGGAAGTTCACCGTGCCCAGCACGGCCGCGAGGTCGGCGGCGACCTCCGGGTCGGTGAACGGCTCGATCTTCGCGGCGTCCTCCAACGTCGCCCGGTGCTCGTGCACCGCGAGGCGCGCCGGCTCGGGCAGGGCCCCCAGGCGCAGCCGCGAGCGCACGGTCTTCACGGAGCGGCCGGTGCGGGCCGCGATCGCGCCCGCGTCGAGGCCGAGGTCGAGGAGGCCCTGGTACCCGTCGGCTTCCTCGACGGGGGTCAGGTCGGCGCGTTGGATGTTCTCGATGAGCATCAGCTCGAGCTGGCCGGCGACGTCGAGGTCAAGGTCGACGACGGCGGGGATTGTGGCCTGGCCGGCGAGGCGGGCCGCGGCCGCGCGGCGGTGCCCGATGACGATCCGGTACCGGCGCGGCTGGCCGGGGCCCTGGTCGGGGTCGGGCACGACGAGGAGGTTCTGGCGGATCCCGTGGGTGCGGATCGAGTCCGCGAGCTCGCCCAGGTCGCCGAGGTCCCGGCGCGGGTTGCGGGGGTGGGGCACCAGGTCGTCGAGGTCGAGGAGAGCGGCGGTCCCGGCGGGCGGCGGGGCGGGCGTGCGCCGGGTGGTCTTCTTCGCTGTCGTGGTCGTCATGGTCTGCCTTCCGTGGCCGTCGAGGCCGGATCGGTTCGGGCTGGCGCCGCCCGGTTCGGGCAGGTCGCGAAGTGGGTCAGGGCCGGGTGCTCGGACGGGGTGACGGGCGAGGCTGCCGTGACGGGGCGGCACGTCGTCCACCCCGGGGAGACCGCGTGGGACGGGCGGACCCCGGGGTCGGGGTCGAATGTCGGGTCCAGCGGGATGAACCGGCGGGCCCGGCCCTTCACGAGACGCCCCGGGATGAGCAGGACGAGGGTGATCGGTGCGTTGCAGTCACGGCACCGCGTCTTGTGGCTCACCAGACCGCGACGATCCGGACGAGGTTCCCCGCCGCGTGCCGACCCGTGTGGTCGGTGATCCGGGTGCAGAAGTAGGGGACCTTGTCGACCGGCCACCGGGCCGCGCACTGCGTCGGCCATCCGCCGAGGGTGAAGTCCGGGACGTCCTGCTCGCCGTCCTCGAGCTCGTTCCACGACTGGTGGGCTCGGCGGAACCGGTGTGCCCAGGTGAACAGCGAGACGTCCGCCGCGTGTGCCGGGTCGCTCGCCTGGGCCGTCGTGGGCGGGGTGTCGGTCATGGGGTGCCGTCCTGGGGTCGTCGAAACCGGGCAGAGCAGGGGGGGTGGGGGAGGTCAGACGGATCGCTCGCGCGCGGCCGAGGGCACGGGGGCGAGCACGACGTCGTCGTCGCGGAGCACCACGTGGAAGCCGCCGAACCACAGGTGCGTGTGGGTGACCACGACCCGGAACAGCTGGGCCCAGTTCGTCGTCTCCGGGCAGTAGAGGTCGCCCACCGTGCAGCGGTGCACGTCGGAGACCCCGCCCTTGCGGGTCGTCCCCGCGGAGGTGACCAGGACAGGCAGGCCGAGGTACGTCCCGTCGACGTCGACGACCGGGACCCGCACCAGGTCCGTGTTCACGACGGGTCCCGCTCGAGGGGGGACGCGAAGCCCGGCGGAACCGGTGGGGTCGGCGCCGCCGTCAGCGTGAGCGCGTAACCGAACGACCCGACGATCCCCTTGAGCTGGTCGAGGGTCACCGTCCCGGGGATCCCGTCGGGCAGCGGCGTCGGGACGCTCACGAGCGTGCCCGCCCGCCACGCGGGGTGACCACCGTGAGGTGCCGGTCCGGCTTGGCGGCGGCCGCCTGGTGCTCGCACTTGACCCCGTCCAGGAACGCGTCCAAGCACTCCACCCGGACCAGCCAACGACCGCCCTTCACGCTCTGCGAGCCGTGCAGCTTCCCGGCCTCAAGGTCGAGGCGCACGGTGACGGGGTGCCGCTGGGATGTCGCAGCAACCTGCGCGACGTTCAGGCGTTGCGCTGGGCCGGTGCTCTCGTGGTTCGTCATGGCGTGCTCACCGGTGCGGCCGCGGCCCGCGCGGAGTGCTGCTCGATGATCTCGAACGCCTCCCCGAGCCCCAGGCCGGTGAAGCGGGTGAGGGCGGCCATGAATGCGGGCGACGGTGGGATCTCCTCGTTGCGCACCCGGACGAGCGTCGCCCTGGACGTGTTCAGCGCCTGCGCGAGCGCGTGATCGGAGGTGATCATGTGGATCTGCTTGATCCGGGCGAGCATCCCGGGCTTGAGGCGAAGCGTTAGTTCAACCACGAGTTGTTGTACCCCCTGCTGATGAGGCCGTGTACCTCGAACACCTGTGAGCCTGCCACCGCGTTGCGCCAACTCTGACCAAACTTTCACCCCCTCACCTGGGCATTCGGGTGACAGTGCAGGTCAAACGGTTGTCGGTGTTCCAGAATTGAGGCAGTATTGCCCGCATGACGACATGGCCCGAATGGATCGCGACGACACTGCCACCACGGATCACCCTCAGGTCCATCGCCCGCACGATGGGCGACAGCCACAACTCCGTCACGCGCTGGCTCGCCCGCGAGCAGCCGCCAGCCGAGTTCGTGATCCGGCTCGCGCGCGAGTTCCGCGCTGACCCGATCGAAGGACTCATTGCTGCCGGGTACCTGCACGCTGCCGAGGCGTCTGCCGTTGGCATCGTGTTGGCGCTCCACACGGCGACGGACCTGCAGCTCGCGAACGAGACCTACGCACGCGTGCTCCGCGGAGCGGCGGGCCCCGAGCTCACCGACGGGGAGATCGCCGCCCGCGGCCTCGCCGCGGGACAACCCTCCGCGGGGGGGGGGGGGGCAGAGAGAATAATCCTTGACGGGCCCGACTCCTCTCCCGCGGGGGGGGGGGGGGGGATTCCGGGCGGGTCGCGGGGCTGACCCAGAACGCCGGTGACTGGGACGGCCGCGAGCGCCGTCAGGTCGCGGCGTGAAGCGCCCCGCCGCGGCGCCGGTGCTCGCGGATCCCGGCGCTGGGCGCAGGTGGGACGTGCAGCGACTCGGGGTCGGGAGCCAGGCGCGGTGGCGGGCCGCCCTGCTGTCCCGGTCGGGCACGCTCATCGGGTACGTCGGGGAGTACGACAACGGCTGGGGCGCGAACACCAAGACGCACGGGCGCATGGGGCTGTGCGGGCGGGACGGGTACACCACGGCGCAGGCCGCCGCGGACGCGCTCCTGACGGCCCGTGCGGGCGCCGCCGGACGGCGGTGGCGGGGCTGATGGCCCGGCCGACGTCCGGCGACGAGCTCTATGCCCTCGCGCTGATGCTTGAGCGCGAGTACGCCCGCGGCGTGCTCGCCGGGCGGGCCGAGGACACCACCACCGGCGCGAGGCTCAGCACCGACACCACCACCGAAAACCTGGAGGAGCAATGATCGCCAAACGTCTCATCGTTGCCGAGGTCGTCGAGATCTCCCGGCGGCACCCGATCACCGTGTATCGCGACCTCGAGTCAGGCGCGTTGCACGGCACGCAGAGCATGAAGGGCGGCCGGTGGCTGGTCCGGGAGGAGTGCCTGGACGCGTTCCTCGACGGCGATCTGTGCGAGCACCAGGGGCCGCACCCGCACCTGCGGGTCGTCGGGGCACCGGCCCGGAAGCGGGGCGTGTGATGGCCTGGACGCGCACCCTGGCCTCGGGCCGGTACCAGGGCCTGTACCGCGGGCCGGACGGGAAGGTCCGCACCGCCGCCGGCGGCCCGTTCGTCCACAAGGCCAAGGCCCGCCGGGCGGCCGAGGACGCGGAGGACGACGCGCGCAAGCCGGGCTGGCGCGACCCGCAGGCCGGGCGCACGACGTTCGGGGCCTGGTGCGAGGCGTGGTGGCCGACGCGGGTGGTCGAGGAGTCCACGATGCGCTCGGACGTCGGGCGCCGCGACCTGCACCTGCTGCCGCGGTGGGGCCGGGTCGAGCTCGCCGACATCACCCGCCAGGACGTGCGCGCATGGACCGCGGAGCTGCGGGTGCGCGCTGACGGCAAGCCCCGCGCCGCGACGACCGTGCAGCGCATCGTGCACCTGCTGTCCGCGGCGCTGACCGCCGCGGTGGACGCGGAGATCCTCGTGTCCAACCCCGCGGCCCGGATGAAGGTCGGCGGCGGGCAGGTCAGCGTCGAACGGTTCCTCACCCACGACGAGTTCGACGCCGCGCTCGAGCACCTCGACGGGGCGTACCGGCGGATGGCGCTGCTGCTGGTCGGCACGGGCATGCGGTGGGGTGAGGCCGCGGGGCTGCACGAGTCGCGCGTGGACCGCGAGCGCGGGGTCGTCCAGGTCGCGGAGGTCTGGTCGATGACCGGGCGGTGCCTGAAGGCGTACCCGAAGGGCCGCAAGCACCGCCAGGTCCCCCTGCCGGAGTGGGTCGAGCTCGACGAGCCGACCCCCGGGCCGTGCGGCTACCCGCACCCCGGGATGCCCACGTGCCGGTCCGGGCTGGTGGTCACGACCGACGCCGGCGCCGTGATGGACGAGAGCGCGTTCTACAAGCGCTGGGTGGGCGCGTGCGAGGCGGCCGGGCTCGGCCGCGTGCGCCCACACGACCTCCGACACACCTACGCGTCCTGGCTGCTGCAGTCCCGGGGGGTGTCCCTGGCCGAGGTCGGCAAGCTGCTCGGGCACGTCTCGCCAGTCACCACCCAGCGGTACGCCCACCTCGAGGACACCCCCGCCGCCGCCGTGCTCGCCGCCCTGCGGGGCCCGGGACGTGCAGCAGAAGTGCAGCAACCAGCCGCAATTCGGGGCTTTCCGGCACTACGCGTCATCGACGGCGGATTGGCTGGATAGTGCCTCTGACCTGCACGGATCTACTCCAACCAACGCCAGACTGCACCGTCCAGTGGTCCCCCGTAACGCGCTCATAATCCGTCGGTCGTGGGTTCAAGCCCCACCTGCCCCACCCTGTGACCTGCACATACGTCCCGCCCCCCGGTTCCGGAGGGCGGGACGTGCAGCAGAAGTGCAGCAGCCATCCGCACGCAGCTGCACAGCCCGCCGCTCTCGCGGGCCGAGAACGCCGCCCCGCCGACGACGTCCGGGTGCACGATGACGAGACCATCACCGCAACGAGAGGCCCATGACCGTGGACGGATACATGATCGACGTCGAGTGCGACGAGCAGATGCTGCGCGTGCAGGGCAAGACGAAGGTCTCCCGGATGGCGCTGGCCGGGGCCGACCACGACAAGGGCGACGTCCTGATCCCGCGGTCCGACATCGCGAAGGTGACGTTCGAGGGCGCGAACCCCCTCAAGAACGGCAAGGTCGTCGTCACCACGACGGCCGGGCGCAAGTACCAGCTGCACTTCCGCCGCAAGCAGCAGGGAGACTTCCAGCGGCTGGCGGCCGAGCTCGGAGCCTGACGCACGACCGCCGCCCCCCGGGCTCCGTGAGGAGCCCGGGGGGCGGCGGTGTGGGTGGGGTGCTACGGGGTGATCACGGCGCCGGTCGGCAACGGGGAGGCCGGGCCGGCAGTGACGGTCCCGTCCGGCCCGACGACCTGCACGACCCGGGCGGTCGGCGTCACCACCGAACGCGTCCATGCCGCACCGATCAGCGCGGACAGGCCGAGCAGGATGTCCGCGGTCCGGCCCAGCTGGTCGCCGAGCGCGGTGAAGTCCACACCCCAGACCAGGCCGAGCGTCACCAGCGCCGTGATGGTGCCGCGGACCAGGGCGGGCTCCAAGGTGAGCAGCCGCCGCCACCACGGGGTGTGGTCAACCATTGCCGGTCTCCTAGCGGTCGAAGGGGTCAGAACGTCCCGGCGTTCAGGCGTCGCTGCAGCTCGCTGTACGTCTGCGGGCCCGCGACACCGTCCACGGCCACACCGAGGTGGCGCTGCAGCGCGCGGGTGGTGTTCGGTCCCCAGGCGCCGTCAGCGACCGCGCCGACGTGGGTCTGCAGCGCGCGGGTCGTCACCGGGCCCACGATCCCGTCAGCGGGCACTCCGAGGGCGCGCTGCAGCGCCATGCACGTCAGGGGACCGAAGTCGCCGTCCACAGCCAGGCCTGACGCGACCGGGGCGACCGGCGGGACCGGGGACGCTCCCGCGTACGCGGGGCGCCCGTAGCCCACGATGTACGCCCGGCGCCGCTTGCGGGCCACCAGGCCACCGTTGACCTGAGACGCGCTGAACGTGCCGCCCGTGTTGCCCTCGATGGTGTTCAGCGAGCCGTCGGAGTTCACGGACTCCACCAGGCCGACGTGGCTGATGCCCGACCCGGAGAAGTTGTAGTAGACGACGTCGCCGCGGGCTGCGCCGGCTGTCCCCGGGTGCCACTGCCCACGGGCCTGGAACCAGGCTGCTCCCGACGGCGTCCAGGCGTGCTTGGGGATGATGTCCGTGGCACCGGCCTGGGCTGCGACCCAGGACACGAACATCGCGCACCACGGCCCACTCATCGGGTACCACGCCTCGAAGGTGGACGGCATCCCCCCGGGGGAGTCGTAGTAACCGACCTGGGAGGCCGCGGCTCCCAGGACCTGGTCAGCGGTGCTCACAACGTCGCCCCGAGGTCGGTGGCGTCCTGGGGCGGGTCCGGGAACTCGTCCTCGGGGAACACCGTCTGGACCAGTCCGCCCGGAGGAAGGGCCTCCGCCGTATTAGTCACGTCGCCAATGTCTTCCATGATGTCCCCTATTCTTCGGTGTTCTATTCGGCGATGCGCCGGACTGCTTCGAGCTCGACGGATACGTTGTTCAGATTGATCTGCAGGTCGGCGATCGTGGCCTGCAGTTCCACGACGCGGGCCTGCAACTGGGTGACGGTGGCTTGCAGCAGGTCGTTGCGAGCGTCCTTTTCCGCCTCGCGCAGGCGTGCGTCGACGACCTCGGCCTTGAGGTAGGCGATCGTGTCGTTGCGTGCGGCCTGGGACGCGTCGAAGGCCTTCTGCAACGCGACGATCTCGACGTCCAGGGTGGTGGCCGCGGTGGCCCGGAGCTCGTAGGGCATCCGCTGCTCGGAGACCCCGTTCGCGATGGCCACCCGGCGGCGGTCCTTCAGCCAGAACATCAGCACCGCCGGCAGGCCGAACACCGCCAAGAGGCGCAGGACGACGTCAAAGACCTCCACGGTCGCCGTCCCCACTGTGCTCCAGGAGGGAACGCCCGGCGGAGGAAGACAGCAGCCGGGCGAGGTTGGCGACACCGAGCAGGGTGTACGTCGCGATGGCGACGAATCCGGCCCCGCCGGCGACCTGGATGACGGCCCCGACGTAGGTGAACGAGCCGACCACGACGAGCCACGAGCCGAGCCGCTCCAGGGACCGACCCAGCTCCTCCCGGTCGGTGCTCATCGCGGCCGGGCTGGCGTTGCCGATGCCGAGGCCGAGCGTCTTGGCCAGCCCGCCGAGGAACAGGGTGACCCCCCACTCGAGCGCGATCCACGCCGGGAACGCGGTGTGGATGCTCGGCGTCCAGCCCAGCAGGGACCCGCACCCGAGCACCAGTGCGAGAACACCGATGAACACCCGTTCGGGTTGTTTGATCACCGCTGACGGAAAGTGCTTCACGATCGCGTACGCCCTGTTCGTGGAGATCATTGCTCTGCGGGGAACGACTGCCCGAGAGACAGGTTCGTGTTGTTCCCGGCCGTGCCGTATGCGGCGACGAAGACCGACCCGACCTCGGATACCGCGACGACGGCTGTTCCGGAGGTCGACGGTTGCGTGGAGGTGCGGACCAGCAACGGGCGGAACCCCGCTGGCAGGACGAAGATCGGGCTGGGGCCAACCAGGCCGCCGGCGATGGTCCCCTTGATGAACACGATGCCGTTGATCCGGCGGTAGGCCGCGACGTCGTAGGACCCCGGAGAGAAGTTCGACCAGCTGTTCAGCAAGGCCGGCGCGACCCAGCCGGTGTCGGCCAGGGTGGGGATTGTTCGCCAGGTGGCCCCGTCGGTGGTGACCTCGAGCTCGTTCCCGGCGGTTGCGTCGGAGCGGTGGTCGTACAGGGGGTTCGCCGCGCTCGGGGTGAACCCCTCGGCCGCGAGCGCGGCCACCAGGGCCGCGCGGGCAGTGGTCGACGCGACGGGGACGACGATGCGCCCGTTGAGGGACTTGCCGAGGTTGTTCCAGTGGTCCTGGATCGGGGTCGCCGGCGTGCTGGACGGGTCGGTGCCGGGGATCGTCACGCCGGACGCGGTCGATGCCATCAGGTTGGTCCTCTTTCAGCGAGTCAGCGGTCGGGGTACGCAGGGATGGGCAACGCGCGCGGGGTGCGCGTCAGCTGGTGGCGTCCAGGGCGCGGACCGCGAGCCGGATCAGCGCGTTCACCTGTTGGGTGAGGGCGCGGACCTGGGCGACGGCCTGGGCGGTGGTCGGCGCACCCGCCGCGAGGTAGGTCGTGTTCGCTGCGAGCGCGGTACGGGCCTGGGCTTGCAGCGTCGCGGCGTTGACGAGCTGCGCGGTCTCCGCCGGTGGGCGGACGGCCACCACGGGGGTGCCGGTGATGGGGTCGAGGGTCGTCACGGCGGCGACGACGAGCGGGACGAGGTCCCCGAGGCGGGAGTGCCACAGGGCGTGCGCGTCGAGGTCGGAGACGATGGCCCCGCACGGGGTGCAGAGGGCGTATACGAACGTTGTCACTAGATCGCCTTCGTGTAGTTGACCGTCAGCGCCATGCCGTCGGCGAGGGAGGTGCCCCGGACCGCGAGGTACGCGGCGCCGGTGGTGCACAGGCCCTTGTACCCGCCGGTGCGGAACGCTTCGCAGATGGACGCGTCCAGGCCGACCTGGCCGAGGCCGGCGGGGCCCGGCCCGGACGGGGTGGGTGGGCCGGGGTACGGGGTGCCCTGCGGGGTCCCCTGGAAGACGGGTGCGCCGGCGCCGGTGGCCAGCTGGGAGTTGACGGTCATCGACGTGATCGCCAGCGCGCCCAGGCCGACGACCTGGTCGCCGTAGACCGCGATGCCCGTCATGGGCCCCGACCCGTACTGGTTGCCCTGGTAGAGCGACGACGGGCCGCCGTACCTCGAGGTGTTCCAGCGGTCGTAGGCGGGGACTCGCGCGGACCATGACCCGGACCAGGTCGGCAGGATCAGCGACTGGAAGGTGGCGACAGTGGGGGCGGTGGGGGCCAGTGGCGCGGCCGGCGCGGCGGGGGCGGCCGGGGGGTTGCCGAGGGGGCCCAGCACGATGCCCCCGAGCGTGGAGGCCGGGTCGAGGAAGACCGCGACGTTCCCGGAGACCGAGTACGTCGCCGACACGTGCGGCAGGACCATGGCGGTGCCGTCCACGGTGACCGTCAGGCGCGAGTTGGGTGCGTCGATGGCGGTGACCACACCGGGGCGCCAGAGGGGTGCCGGCAGAGAGATGACCCCGGCGATGTACTGGCCGGCACCCGACCGGGCGGGGTCGCGCACCACGGCGACGACGTCGCCGACGCGGTACGGCCCCGCGATCCGGCGCAGGGTCACCGCCGACCCGTCCAGGTCGACGGTGACGCGCGCGTTGGTGGCGTCGACGGCCAGGACCTTGGCGGGTGCCCACGGCCGCTCGTCGCCGGGCTCGAACAGAGCGGAGGCGAGGTCCGCGCTCACAGCGGGCACCCCACGGTGATCTGCATCGCGGAGGAGTCGACCGTCAAGGGCAGTCGCACGCTCTGGACCCACCCCCGGTACGTGAGGCCATCCCACGCCAGCCCGATCGCGTCACCGCGCTGGATCCGGGGGTCGGGCGGCAGGGTGACCGTGATGACCCGCGCCTGGCGCTGGGAATCCTCCGTGATCGTGCGTGCCATCGCCTGCGCGGCAGGCACCGTGGCGAGCATCGGGGACGCCGCACGGCGCCGCACCGTCCCGTACGTGCCGATCGCGTAGGGACCGGTCGTGGTCAGGTACTCCCCCTGGATGGGGGTCGACGTCGAGGTGTCCGCCGACGAGCGGGCCACGACCGCCGAGTACCGGCCCGCGCGCGAGGAGCTGCGCGGCGCGGTCATGAGGACCCCGCCGGTGCCGTTCGCGAGAGTCAGGACCGGGGACGGGACCAGCCCGAGGGGGGGCTTGACCTGCACGGTGCCGTCGGGGCTGGTCACGATCCGGGCCGGCCAGGAGTCCGTGAGCTCGTACAAGGCCGCGAGGCGGTCCTCGTCCCACGTGAACGACGACGGGCACACCCGGTCGGTGAGCACCGGGTCGATCGACACGGGGATGCCACCGGACATGAGCCGGCGGAACTCGGACCCGAACGTGCCGGCGGGGCGGGGCTGCTCGGGGCGGGCGAACTTGTCGTCCGCGACGACCTGCAGCAGACCGGTCGCGGTCACCGCGAGCGTGGACTCGTCGTCGGCCAGGTTCCAGGACTGGATCTCGAACCAGCCCAGGGGGATCTCCCAGGCGCCACCGCGCGGGGTCCGCAGCGTCGTGATCACGAACAGGCGCTGGCCGAAGTCGGCCAGCGGGTGCAGCGGGTCACCGACCGGGTCCCAGGAGACCCCGACGTCGGTGGTGGGCACGGTCAGGGTGATCTTCTCGGGGATCTGCTGACTGTCGGACTCCTCGAAGACGCCGGCCACGATGGGGACCGACGCCGCCAGGAGCGACGTGCCCAGCCACGACGAGACGCGCACGCCGCGGCCCAGGTTGCCGGCCATGACCGCGTCCGGGGGACCCGACCTCATGACGTCGCCCCGACCCAGTCGAACGCGTTGAGGTCCGCCATCGTCAGGCCCGCCCACTGGGCGTTCAGGGCGGCGAGGGTCTGGGCCGCGTAGTAGGTGTTGACGTGGGCCAGAGTCGCGATCACCAGCGGCGCGACGTCCTCGTCGGCGACCAGCGTGTACCCGAGGTCCCACCGGCGCAGGTCGCCCACCGCGCCGACCAGGTGGCGCGGTGCGGTGCGGATGCCGATCACCTCGACGGGGTCGACGTCCCGCAGCCCGACCTCGGCGCGCAGCACCACCGGGGCACCGGCCCGGACGAGCTCACGCAACGCCACGGTGTCCGCACCCGACGTCTCCGCAACGATGATCCCGGACTCGTCCCCGGCGACGTCGTAGTGCATGATCGCCCGCGCGCTGCCCGCCGGGCGGTACAGGCCCACCCTCGGCTCCTGCGCGCGGGGGTCGGCGTTGTCCTGCCAGTCGAACCCGGCGATCGTGCGCCCGTCCAGGGACTGCAGCACCGCGTCGCCCGCGTAGGCCACGGTCACGGTCACCAGGGTCGACACGGTCGACCCGTTGTGGGTGACCGTGTAGGTGATCGGGGTGTTCAGCGGGGTGGCCACGTCGATGAGGACCAGCTGGGTGGCGGCCGCCGTGCCCGCACCTCCCTGCACGACGCGCGACCACCCAGGCGCGGACGCGGTGACCGAGTAGGGCAGCCCGACGGCGAGGCCCACCACGACGATCTGGACCGGGCGCGGCGGCGCCGACGACCCGACCAGGACGGCGGTGATGGCGAGCGCACCCGACGTCGACCACGCCTGCCCGACCAGCTGCGACGGCCCGAACACCGGCGCCGCGGGGGCGGGGGACGGCGGGAAGAACACGTTGTCGAACGGGTTGTAGCCGCCCGCGATCTGCGCCGTCATCTCGCCCCCTCTCCTACGCCACGACCCGGATCACTCGTCGAACACCCAGTACGTCTCGTACGTCACCGCGAGCGCGCTGATCTGCCACAGCGCCAGGGCGGAGGCGACGGGGACGTTGATGCCGTTCGGGAACGTCCAGATCACCCCGGCCCCGATCGAGCCCGGCAGGACGATGCGGCGCATGTAGTTCGAGCCGATCGTGGGGGGCGTGGTCGCGGCGATGTCCACCACGGCGGCGCCCGCACCGAGGGCGGCGTCCTCCGCGGCACCCACCGACGACGACGTGAACGTCGCACCGACGGCGGACGGGCGGATCAGGCCCACCGTCCCGGACACGGCCGTCGAGGCGAACACCCCGATCTCGAAGACCCGGGCGTCGCGGGAGGCGCCGGTGCGCAGCTGCGCGAGCAGGCCCGCCGCGGCCGGTGTGGTCTTGCTGACGCCGATCTGGTAACGCCCCATGGTCTGGCCTCTTCCGTTCTGGGTGGTGCGGGGGTGGACCTGATTCCGGATTCCGGAATCGGGTGGGGGTGGGAGCGGCTACCGGCGGGGCCGGGCGAGGATCTTGGCGGCCTGGCCCGCGAGCGCGCCGGCTGTGGTGCGGGTGGAGACCTCCTGTGCGCCCGCGAGGATCGCCGCGGCGAGGGCCGCGATGTCGTCCGGGTGCAACCGCACCTGAGCGTTGTCGGCTCCGGCCGACGGGCGGCCGTTGAACGGGACGATCGAGTCGCCCTGGGCGAGGTGGCGCAGCTCGGGGCCGTTCTCGCCGACGACCGCCCAGCCGGCACCGATCGCGGTACCACCGCCGGCGAGCATGGGGATGTTCGGGGTGTCCAGGGTGAAGCCGCCGACCTGACCGATGCCCGGGACGTCGATCCCCGGCAGGCTGATCGAGAAGTTGTTCCACTTCCCGATGATCCAGTTGATGACGCCCCGGAACGAGTCCTTGACGCCGTCCCACATCCCGCTCACGGCGCCCCCGATCCGGGCGGGCAGCCCGGAGAAGAACCCGATGATCGCGTCCCAGTTGTTGACGATGAGCCCGATGGGCGACCAGCCGAACACGGTCTTGATGTAGTTCCAGATCCCGGTCATGAGGCCCTGGAGGAAGTTCACGGTCGCGTTGAACGCCGTCGTGACGCCTCCCCACACGGTCTTCCAGGTGTCCTGGAAGAACGTCGTCTGGGTGGCGACCCAGATGATCCCGGCGACCAGGGCGGCGATCGCGACGATGACGATGCCGATCGGGTTGGCGGTCATGGCCGCGTTCCACAGCCACTGGGCCGCCGTCGCGATCCCGGTCACCACAGAGCCCGCGGTCGTCGTGGCGAACCACGCCGCGGCCGCCCCTGTCGAGACGGTCTGAGCGAGGCCGAGGGCGGCGATTCCGGCGGTGAAGACCGCGATGGGGATCGCGATCGCTCCGATGATCGGGATGTGTTCGGTGAACCATCCGCCGAAGGACCGCAGGGCGGTGACGCTGGTGGCGATGAAGGCACCGAGGGGGACGAGGCCGTTCTCGTAGACGGTGGTGATGATGTCGCGGAACCTGCCGCCGGCGCCCTCCCCGTTCGCGAACTCGGTGATGAAGCCCTTGATCGCGGGCACCGCCGTGCCGGTGATGAACGCGGCGACCTTGAGGACCGCGTCGCGCACGCCGAGGAGGAACGTGACCGCCGAGGAGTCCTCCTCGAGGTGGAACGTCTCGCGGAACGCTGTCGTGAAGTCGCCCTTGACGAGCAGGTCGAACACGGCCTTGATGCCCGTGACGAACGTGTCCGCGAACGCCTTGATGCCGGGCGCCGCCTTCGTGATCGCCCCGCCGATGCCCTCGATGGCAGGGGTCACGATCGGCAAGATCGCGGTCATGACCGTCTGCGACAGGTCCTCGAACGCACGCTGGCCGCGCTGGAGCATCCCCGGCAGGGAGTTGCCCGCCGCCTCGGCGGCGCCGCCGAACTCGGTGGAGAGCTCAGCGAGGATGATCTTCTGCGCGCCGGCGGTGTCACCGGAGTCCTGCATGGCCTTGATGGACGCCTTCTGCCCGTCCGTGAAGGTCACGCCCACGCGGGTCAGTGCCGTGATGCCCTTGACCGGGTCGTTCAGCGCCTTGCCGAGCAGGACCGCGGAGTCACTCGCCTCCCCGCCCATCTTCGCTGCCATGTTCGCGGACGCGACCGTGGCCTGATCGAAGATCTTGTCGGGGGTGTCGTTCTTGATGTTCGTGAACGTGAGCAACAGCTGCTCGCTCTTCACGATCGAGTCGTCCGTCTGACCGGAGTACCCCTGGATGGAGGAGGCGAGCGCGTTCAGGCCATCCACGGACACGTTCGCCGCGTTGCCCGTGCTCTTGATGCCCGCCTCGAGCTGGGCCGTGCCCGCCGCGGCGTCCAGCGACTCGCCGACGCCGGTGTGCACGATCGCGGCGATGCCCGCCAGGGCCGCGCCGATCCCCACGGCGGCGACGCCCGCGACGGCCTTCAGGCCACCCCACTTCGTGCCCTGGTCCTCGATCGCGGACCCGATGCCCTTGATGGTGGAGGAGGCGCGGTCGTTCGCGAGGATGTCGAAGATCAGGTTCGAGGTCGCCACAGGATCACCCTCCGGGTCAGGTCTTCTTCTTGTTGGCGACCCACTCGTCCGCGCCCATCGCGAAGATCAGCCACTGGTCGAACGGGAGGTCCCACAGGGCGGCGGGGGTCAGGCCCGGCCAGACGTGGCAGATGATCAGGAGGCGGGAACGGACCGAGGCTTCGAGGGAGTCCTCGCGGGCTTGAGGGGGGCCGGCGGCAGGGCCGCGTCGGGTACCTCGCCCGGAACGGAATCCGTCCGGGCTGGCGTAGGGTCCACCTCCGCGCCGCCGGCGTCCGGTTGCGGACCCGCGTCGCCGGGCTCCTGGATGGTCTGGACGTCGGCCTCCGTCAGGTCGCCCGCCTCATCCCAGGACACGAAGAACCCGGCCGTGCGCAACGTCAGGAACATCACCGCCTGCGTCCCGACCAGCTCGTACTCCAGGAGGTTCTTGTTCAGCTCGGGCAGCTTCCAGCCCGTGGCCATCTGGATGGCCGCGACGTGGCGGATCGCGGCCTTGTCCGGGGTGATGCCAACCAGCTCGTGGCCGGCGAACTTGGCGTCGGCGGGGCCGATGAACTTGACGCGCACGGTGGTCTCCTATTCGAGGGTGGCGTTGTGGGTCTCGATGGCCGCGAGCGCGACCGTGATCGCGGCCTGCAGGGACGCGTTGATCCGTTCTCTGGTGCCCGGGCTGCCCGGCTCGCCGTAGGCGCCGCGGTTGAAGTACCGGGAGCCCGGCTGCTCCACCCACGGCCCACGCCCACCGAAGCTGGGGTGACGCCACGATCGGCGGTTCATCGCCCCACGCAAGTCGCCCTTGGTGGTGGCCAGGCGGACCGTGGTGCGGGACGTGCCGGCGGTGACCTTCAGCTTCAGGCCGCGCTTGATCTCCTCGCGGGTGCCACGCGACCGGGACCGGTTCGCCTCACGGGTGATCACCTTGTCTCTCTGGTTCAGCCGCATCCGGCCGCGGGAGTCCCGCCCTGTGATCCGCGTGAACCCGGTCACGACCCCGCCTTTTCCTTCGGCGTCGAGGATGTCGCCCATCGCCTTGATCGCGTCGTCGCCCGCGGCGCGCAGCTGCTTGCGGACCACGGTTGCGAGCTGCGGGTCGAACTCCTTCAGGTCGGTCAGCAGCCCGCGGAGGTTGCTCTTGATGTCGAAGTCGATCGCGCCCGCCCCGCCACCGGCCCGGGTGGACCGGGGCATCAGACGGCCGCGTCGGTCGAGACGTACACCACGGTGATCGGGGGGTTCACCGTGTTGTCCAGGCCGGTGAAGTCGACCGACTGGGTGATGACCTTGCCGCCGGCCGCCGACGGCAGTCCCCCGTCGAGGTTGATGACCGGGATCAGGATCTGCAGGACGGGGTGCGCGGAGGTGCCAATGGTCGCCGGGTGGGTGAACGTGAGGAGCAGCGCCAGGTCGGTCTGGGCGAGGTACGCGTCGCGCAGGGTGATCGAGTCGTACTCCGCGGTCATCTTTCCCGTCAGCTTCGCCGCGCCGGCGACGGCCTTGCGGGACCGCTTGCCTGCGCCGCCCAGGTTCCAGCCGCCGTCGTCGAGGCCGTTGTCCCACTTCAGGGAGAAGTCGGTGACGTTCGCGACCGTGGTGCCACCCGACGCGAGCGCCGTCGTGGTGGGAGGGGTGACGGTGCCGCCGATGACGATGGCCCCCTGGACGAACGTGAACACGTCCAGCGGGGTCGGGTAGGACGGGGCCGCGTAGGCGGGCGCGGTCTGCGCCTCCCGGGCAGTCCAGTCCGTGGTGACCTCGACGATGGCCCCGTCCTTCGCGGACAGCTCGAAGGACGTGCACATCGCGCCGAGGAACGTGATCGGCGTGGTCGCCCCACCGCCCAGCGGTGGGATGCCCTTCTGGATCGTGTACGACGCGAGCGGGTCGGTCGTGGCGGGGGTGTGGACCTGCTGGTACACGCCTGTCTGGGCCGGGACCACCGTGGAGGTCACGGTGCCGAACGCCGCGTTGAGGAAGATGCCCAGGCCCTTGATGGGGGCCTCGACGGTGATCGACCCCTCGGCGAGCTCCTTGCCCAGGGAGCGGCGGTCGGCGCGGGCGACCCGCGCACCCACACGCATCCCCTTGCCCTGGATGAAGTCCGGCTTGCGGTCCAGGGACTCGGTCAGGAACTCCACGAACTGGTCGACGACGACGGCGGTCCCGTAGACCGTCTCCTTCTTCAGACCGATGCTGCAGTCCAGCTGGGTGGTCATGCGGGCTCTCCCTCGGTATCGGCAACGGTGGTGGACTCGGTGGGCTCGTCCGGGCCCGCCAGCGCCCAGTTGTCGACCTGGGCGAGCAGGACCGCGCCGTGGACGTCGGAGACCTCCACGACCGCGCCGGCGTCGACCGTGGCGCGCAGCAGCGGTACGTCGAGCGCGCCGCGGGGAGAGACGTTGCGGATCTTCATGAGGGCTCCTGTGTCATGGCCCGGTGACCCGGACCTGCGCGGTGAACGTGGCTTCGATCTCGATCAGACGACCGGACGCGAGCTCGCCCGGGTCGGTCTGACCCGTGGAGGTGTGGCCCGTGAGGAAGCACTGACGCACGACCCCACCGAGGGTCGTGTCGGTGAACCGGACGTGATGCTCGAGGAGGCCGAGCAGCTCGTACGCCCGGTCGGACGCGACCCGCTCCTGGTCGGCGCCGCCCGGGCGGAAGATCGAGACCCACACGGTCTGGCGCAGCGTCTCCTCCCGGGACCGGTTCGTGCCCATCGGACCGGAGACCTGTTCGGCGCCGGTGTCCGCGAACGAGACGACGTCGTCCCAGTTGCCGAGCTCGTCGCCCGGGTGACCGAACGTGACGAGCACGTCCTGGCCGGCGACGAGGGCCGTCATCTGGTCCGCCAGGGCCGCCTTGAAGGCCTGCGCCGCGGTGACCGACGACGTCGCCATCAGGCGAACCCGGGTGCATGCGGCGCCGCCGCACACAGCTCGACGACGGCGCGCGGGACGGCGAACCCGAACGGGGTCGCCACGGTGTCCGCCGCGGCCGTGGTGGCGCCCGCAGCGCCCGTGCGGTGGGTGCGGGACCACAGGTGCTTGACGAGGTCCTGGGCGGCCAGGCGCAGGTTCGCGGGGATCGTCGCCGCACCGACCCGGTAGACGACCGTGACGTTGCGCGGAAGGCGACTGCCGGCGAAGAACCCGTAGATGACTCCGGCGTCCTCGTCGACGACGTAATTCGCGGGGTCGATCAGCGAGCCGCCGACCGTGACCGAGGTGACCTGCACCGGCAGGGCGGGCAGCACGATCGAGTCGCGGCCGCCGTTGGCCTTGAAGGTGCGAGCCGAGGAGATCACCGGCCCGGCGAGCAGCTCGATCATCCACGTCGCCGCCGCGACATAGAGCCCGACGTCATCGCGCTGGGAAGACGGGCCCGAGCCGATGGCCGCGATCGCGTCGTCGATCGAGAGGATGTACCGCGGGTCCGGGGGCCACACGTCGAGGATGTCCGCGACCCGGTTGCCGGCGGCCGACCAGGTCAGGACGTGCCGGCCTGGCTGGGTCGTGGGCAGCGTCGCCGTGTAGGGCGACACCGTGGCGGCCACCGTCAGGGCGGGCGTCAGCGTCGTGCCGTCGGGCAGGACGACGGCCAGCGTGGCCGCGCCCGACCCACCCGGGGACCACGACAGCGGCGCGTTCGCCCCGACGATGACCGTCACGTCAGGACTCCGCGCCCTCGGCCGGAGGGGTCGGGGCGTCCACCGGGGAATCGGGCGCGGCCTGTGCGGCGCGTTCAGCGGCGGCCTCGGCCTTCGCGGCCTCGGTCTCCTGGGCCGCAGCGGTGGAGGCCTTCGCGGAGCCGCGACGGCGCTTCGGCGGGGCCGTGCGGGCAGCCGCCTCGTCCGGCTCGGCGTCGGCCGAGCGGAGCCACGCCGCCAGGTGCGGGTCGCGCGCGTCCAGCTCGTCGGCGAGCACCTCGTGACTCACACCGCGGCCGGCCGCGAGCGCGAGGTAGTTCTCCTTGATGTCCGCGGAGATGTCGTCGAATCCCATGGTTGTCCTGCTTTCTTCGGGGCGGTTGGTGTGTGGCGAGGGCCGGCCGCTGGCGCTCCGGAAGCCCGGAGCACCAGCTGCCGGGGCCGGGTCAGAACGTCGGCGCGATGAGGCCGAAGCCGCCGGCGGAGTTGCCGCCGACGAAGCCGATGGCGGTCGGGTACCGGCCGGCCGTGAAGGCGATGTAGGAGTACACGGCGAGCTTGACGGTCAGCTGGCTGCCGAGGGTCTGCTCGAAGCGCAGCTCACGGGGCATCCCGTCGCCGTCCTCCCACAGGATCAGGTCGCCGCGGCGGGCCACGAGGACCTGGTCCTCGGGGCCGGATCCGACGGCCGTCGGGATCGACGCGTCGGTGATGAACGGGAGGCCGAGGACCTCGCCGGCGGGCATCGCCGACGGGGGATCGATCGGGCCGTCCCAGTTGCCCATCGCGTTGACGGGTCCGTTGGCCTTCGGCACCACGAGCGGGCGCCCCTGGGAGTCGACCTGGGTGACGAGCCAGTTCCACCGGCGGGGGTGGCCGATGATCAGGTCGGGGGACATGAATCGCGCGGTCTGGACCGCGTTGATCTGGCCGCCGATCTTCGTGTAGAAGGTCCCCACGGTGGCCGCGGCGACGAACGCCGACGACTGCCCGCCACCCGCGGTGGCGAAGATGCCGAGGACCTGGCCCGAGGTGCCGGTCCCGGAGAGGACCTGCTGGTCCACGGCGACGCCGTGGGCGCCGGCGAGGTCGTTGTAGATGATCGCGTCGATGCCCGCCCCGCCGCGCTCGAGGAGCTGGCGGGACACGTCCTGCTGGCCGGCGACGGTGGCCACCGGAACGACGAGGTCCGTCCAGACCTCGTCGGTGCTCGACAGCGCCGTGTTCTGCGCGGTCTGCACGGCGGCGGTCGCGCCCGTCGTGCCACGCGGCACCACGAGCGACATGCCCTCGGCGGGCAGCGGCTGGTGCTGGACGATGTTCGCCGTGGGGCGACCCGCGCGGGCGATCACGGCCGCCTGCTCGATGAGGTACTGCGGGGGCACGAGGCCACCCACACCACCGGTGGCGAGGGCCCGCTCGGACAGCTCGCCCTCGACGCGGACCTCCTGCGAGTGCCGCTCGAGGCGCACCCGCGCGGCGTAGGCCCGGGCCGAGCCCGGGTTCTGCACCGCATAGGCGTCCGCGAAGTACGACAGCCCCTGCCGGGAGGTGGTCTCGGAGTAGGTGCGGGCCTCGGCTCCGACGCGCGCGACGCCGTCGTAGCTCGGGCGGGCGGCCGCGGGGGCGACCTCGCGGGCGAGGCGGTCGGCCGCCTCGTCGGTGGCGAGCTCGGCCGCCAGGTCCGCGGCGCGGGCCTGCAGCTGGTCGACCTCGGCGTCGAGGGCGATGTTCGCCGCGCGGTGCGCGGCGACGGCCCCCTCGTCGGTGGACTCCGCCGCGCGGAGCGCCGCGAGGGCGGTGGCGTGGGTGTTGCGCTCGGTCAGCTTCGCGGCGATCTGCGTGCGGAGCTGAGCGATCAACTGGGCGAGCGTCATGATGACGCACTCCAATCTCCCCCGGAGGGGCTCAGGTGAGGTGAGGTCGCCCTGTGGCAGCAGGCGGTACCCCCAGGCCAGGTGCGTGGCGCGGCGCGGGGGTCCTTGCGCGAAGCAGCAGGAGTGGTGCGCCTAGTGGCGCAGAGCCACGTCCTCGTCGGTGACGAGGGCGCGGACAGCAGTGGGTGCGAGGCGGACGCGGAGCGCGTCGAACGCCTGACGGGCGGCGGCGTCGTCGAGGCCCCGCAGGACCTCGTCGACGCCGAGGGTGCGGACGCCGGATCCGGCGGTGGCGGGGTTCGCGCCGTAGCCGACGATCGCGACGTCGCCGCGATGGATGTCGACCTCGTTGATGTGGTACTCGGTCCAGTCCGGCGACCAGAGCCCGGAGACGATCCGGAACTTGAAGCTCATCTCGTCGACCAGGCCCGAGCGGAGCTTGGGCAGGATGTACGCGACGTCCTCGTCAGCGGGATCGAGCGACGGAGCGAGGACGTGCAGCCCGGTCTCGTCCTCGGACAGGGACAGGGAACCGTTCGTGGTCCGCGCGATCCGGCGCAGGTCCATGTGCTGCAGCACCAGCGGCACGTCGAGGCCCGCCCGGGCGAGCGTCACCGCGAAGGCACCGAAGTCGATCGACTCGGTGTACGGGCCGGCCCAGTCCCACATCTCGTAGCCGGTGTTCGTCACCGACGCGTACCCGTCGAACGTCACCAGGGCGGTGTCGGCCGACGCGCGCAGCTGGAGGTCCCGGATCTTCGTGGCAACCCGCGCCCCGGACGTCGGGTCCTCGGAGCAGCGACGCTGCGAGGGGCGGTCCGCGGGTGCGGCGACCTTCGATCCCCGCGCTGCGGCCGCGGCGCGCATGGTGGTCGGGTTCATGAGGTTCCTCCGGGTGCGGTCTTGGCGGGTGAGCGGTCGGAGAGGATCTGCAGCTCGGTCATCTCCGCGATCTGCTCGGGCGTGAAGGGCGGCAGGTTGTCCATCTCGCGGGCCTCAGACGGGGCGCGGAGCTTGCCGGTGACCTGGGCCCCGAGGATCGCGGCGCGCTGCTGCGGGTCCATGCGGAGCACGGCGTCGGTGTTCAGCTTGACGAACCGCGGCTGCGGGAGGATCCGGGACAGGGCCCGCTCGCGGCGCTGGATCGCGGCACCCAGGTTCATGATGAGCAGCTGGAGGTTGCGCTGGGTGACGTTCGCGTAGGTCACCGAGGAGCCCTGCGCGGGGGCGTCGATCATGTCGCCGGGAACCCCGAAGAACCGGGCCATATCGCCGATCGAGTAGTTCATCTCCTCGATGAACGCCGACTCCGCCGCGACGGCCTGGATCATCTTGTAGTCCCAGTCCTTGCCCGTCACGAACGGCTCGCCCGACTTCACCGTCGCGAGGAACCGCACCTTGGAGACCCTGGCCTCCTCCGGGGTGACCGTCTTCTCGGTGTTCTTCAAGATCGCGCCGGGCACTGCGCCGTTCGCGAACCAGTCCAGGGCGAACTGCTGCGCCGCGAGGTACCCGCCGATCGCCGCGGCCGCGTAGGCCACCGGGGACAGGCCCACGTGCATGCCGGGCAGGACGTGCTGGCGTTCGTGCCAGACGTCGCGCGGCAGATAGTCGGTCCGCCCGATGCGGTACTTCTGGATCAGCCCACCGCGAACCACGACGGTGACCTCGTCCGCGGAGCGCGGCTCGATCTGCGCCGGCAGACCGGCGCCGTCCCGAGCCGTGATCAGGCCGAAGCAGTTCCCGATCCGGTCGAGATCCGTCTGGGTCGAGGCCATCCACTCGGTGATGTCCATCGGCTGGCCGTCGCCGTGCGAAGACGGGGTGACCAGCAAAGGCGGGGTCGTGACCGCGACGTTGATGCCGAGGCCCGGGACCTTTCGGTAGCAGTCGATCGGCATCATCGAGACCAGGTCCGAGCGCAACCGGATCGCCGCCCACACCGCCGAGTGCCGCAGCGCCGAGTCAGACGTCACGTTGACCGACCCGGTGCGGCCCAGCCCCCGCGCGGGGACGAGCTCCTGGTTGGTGTCCCCCAGCGCCCGACGTAGCAAGCTCATCGTCGACCGCCCTTCTGCTGGTGGTCGACGACCCAGGACACCCCGACAAGACCCGCGCCCGCGAGCGCGACCGCGCCCGGCGTCGACCACTGCGCGACGAACAGCGCGGCGGCCGTGACGAGCAAGACCATGCCGAAGAGATCCAGCACGGTCGTGAGGTGCTCACGCATCCAGGACCTCCGATCAGTGCAGCGAGTCGAGGATGTTGTAGTCACTGCCGGCGAGCTGCACGAGCAGGTGCCGGGCGAACGTGACGACGTACACGGGGGTGATGTCCGTGAGCGAGCGGCCCCGCCAGAACGTCCAGGCGCCGTCGGTCGACTTCTTCACCGCCGAGAACAGGGCCGTGTTCAGGACCGGGTCGCCCGGGTGGGCGAGCTCACCGGAGAGCGCGTCGTCGTACAGGCCGCCGCAACCGTCGATCTTGTCCCGGATCGTCATCCGCTTGACGATGAAGCCGTTCGTCTCGAGCTCGGACTCCAGCGCGCCGGCCGCACCCGACCCGTCGATCGCGACCATGTCGCCGCCGAACTCCAAGCGCAGCGCTACGAGGCGGCGGACCACCCAGTGCGGCGGGCCCTGCTCGTGGTCGATGACCTCGACGTACGCGCGCCGCCCGGGGTGGCGAGCGGCAAACCCGATCGCCGCCCAGTCGCGGTCCGGGGAGACGTCCACCGACCAGACCGGGTCGCCGGTCCAGTCGATCGCCGCTTCCTCGAGCGCGCACCCGGCCCACGCGAGGCGCGGGATGATCGGGTCCGCGACCTTGCGCTTGGGCCACCACCCGAAGAACGCGCGGTCCCACTCCTCGGGGTTGGCCGCGAACGACTCGCGGGCCGCGGTGAGCTTCGCTTCCGTGGTCAGGTACCCGACCGCCGGGTGGTACTTCCAGAGATTCGCCGGATCCTCACGGTCGGCGTCGGGCGGCGCCGCGTACTCCACGAGCATCGTCCGCGACGTCCGCAAGTGCATCGGCTTGGCCGCGTCGAGCTCAACCCGCGCCCGCGCCAGCTCGAGCTTGGCCCGCAGGTACGTCGACGTGTGGTCGCCGGCCGCCGACATCACCCAGAGCTGCGAGTCCGGGACGTTCGTCATGGCCGGCATCATCGACGCCTCGACCCGCGCGTCCTGGTGCGCGAACGCCTCGTCGATCATCCCCTTGTGCAGCTTCGGGCCGTGGCCCGAGGTCGTCTTCACCGAGTCGATGCGCCACTTCGACCCGTTCGCGAACGCGATGTGCTCGCTGCCCGTCTTCGCGTTGAAGCCCGGCATCCCCCGGCGCTTGGCCCCCACCCGGGTGTCCAGGAACGCCCGCAGCGGGGAGTCCCGCAGGGGGATGTAGAAGTCGTTCTCCAGGCGCTCGTAGGCCATCAGCCGGTTCTGCGCGGTGTACCTGACCACCGCCTGCGGGGTGAACAAGCACGTGTCCGTGAGCTCGGCGCGCGCCTGCGTCGATTTGCCTGTCTGGCGCTGCGCGACGACCAGGACCTCGGAGTACCAGGGCAACCCCGTCGCCGGGTCGACCTCGTGCGCGATGTCCGCAGCCATCCGCTGCCACGGGATGTACTCCTCGCCCATCTTCGCCGAGACCGCCGCCACGCGGCCGCCGGTCGTCTCGCGCGCCGGGTTGCGTTCGGTGCAGTAGAGCGGGACAGCCTCAGGCCTGGCGCCCCGACCCACTCTCGCCCTCCCCCGCCATCTGCCGCAGCAGCTCCTCCGCGTCGTCCGCGACCGGCGTCGCGCCAGCCGGGTTGTCCGTCATGCCCTTGAACCCGAGGATCGCGAGGCGACTCAGGATCTCGAGCTGACGCAGCTGGATGCCCGAGACCAGGTCGAGCCGGTCAAGCTTGCCGATCTGGTCCAGCACCCGCGCGTTCAGCCGGCCCATCAGCACCAGGTGCCGGCGCCACGCCACGGCCTCGTCGGGCTCCGCGATGTCCGCGAGCAGCGCTGCCTCGATCGGCCCCGCGGCGCACGCCATGTCGAGGGCCGGCACCGAGGCGAGCGGCTCGCGCACCACCTCGACGATCAGCGGCGCACCCGACGCCTCCGCGAGCTCGCGGCGCTTCCGGCCGGCCCGCCAGGCCGCGTTGTGCAGACGGTGACCCTCACGGCAGACCGAGCAGTGGCACCCGCGCCGGTAGCCGGGCTGCCCGTGGTTCGTAATCTCCGACGTCAATGGAACCACCTCCTGTGGGGCGCCACCTGGGGGGATTCATGGCGTAGAGAAAAAATGGTTCAC